TAAAGATCTATTCAGAAAGGATGAAGGTGATATTGTTCCTGCCTATCGTGAGATCCTTGACCGACTACAACCACTTGCTATCCAATGATGAACGATAAAAAAATTATGAACTTGAAGACAGCAAAAAAATTGATGTCAAATGTTTCTTATAGTCAAAGTAGAAACAGGGTAAATAATCGTCCAGTCAAAGAAATTCTTTTGGATGAAGGTTTGTTGGTTAAAAAGTTTGACGAGCAAGATGGGAAATGTTATTGGTCTGGTTTGCCTCTTAAAGAGGAATATAACTACATCAAACATCATCCACTAGCAATTAGTGTTGAGCGTCTTGATAATCGACTTGGATATACTTATGAGAATACTGTTCTGACTAGAAGATTATATAATCTTGGTAGAATGGCGTTTCCTGAGGATGAGTTTAGAAAAGTCTTAAAAGAAATGAATACCGAAATTATGATGGAGTGTGAATTGAAATGAAACACCACATACCTGATATCATTAGAAAGAATTCTTTTGATTGCTTCAAGAGTTTGAATGCTGCTGAGAGAGCAGTTGTTATGTTTGGTGAGGAGGAGTATCGTAAATCATTAGACCTTGAGAATGATGATGCTCCCTGTTGGAAGATACCAAGTGGAGAGTCAACATCTTTTGTTGGTTGGAACCCTATGTGTATCCCAACAATGGATTACATCGTATGGAAACTAGACCGTCGTGAAAAAATTGCAAAAGGAGAAATTCACTAATGGCACTATCTAAATCAGTTGAAGAATCACTAAACGAAGCAATGTCAGATTTACGAAATGCTTTAGCATTTGCTGCTAGACAAGAACGTCCAATTGTTTGTACACAGATTGCTAGGATACTTAGTGAGATTGAAAGCATCGGGTCTTTTGAAAATATTATGGATACGCTTGACGATAAAATCTCGGATATGGGAAACTAATGGATTACAAAACTTCTGGTGTTGATATTATAAAGGGTAGATCTTTTGTAGAGTATATCAAAGCATTGGCACCTAACATTGGTGGGTTCAATGGAATGATGGAAGTGCCATCAGGATATGAGAAACCTGTACTAGTATCTGGTGCTGATGGTGTCGGAACTAAAATGAATATCTGTAGGATTGCTGATGATTACACCACTATTGGTCAGGACCTTGTTGCTATGTGCGTCAATGACGTTATATGTTCTGGCGCTAAACCATTATATTTTCTAGACTACATCTCTACCAAATCACTTGATGCTAATGTCAGTGACATTGTTCATGGAGTTGCCACCGGTTGTGCGATGGCTGGAATGGAACTGCTAGGTGGAGAGACTGCAGAGCATTTTAGGCAGACTGATTATGATCTTGCCGGATTCTGTACTGGTATTGTTGAGAAGAATCAGATTGTTGATGGTAGTAACATCCGAGCAGGTGATGTAGTCATTGGTATTGAGAGTAGTGGATTTCATAGTAATGGATATACTCTTATCAATGATATGTTGTGGAGACATAAGATTTTCTACAAGGATATGCCTGAGTTGCTGAGACCAACCACCATCTATTCCCGTCTCATACAGCACCTGTTGGACGAAGTTCCTATACTAGGCATGGCACACATCACTGGAGGAGGACTGCCTGAGAACCTCCCACGATGCCTTCCAAAGGGTCTGACTGTTGACGTGGACTATGGAGCATGGGATGTTCCAGATATGTTTGAGATTATTCAGAATGCGGGTAGCATTTCTGATGATGAGATGAAAAATGTATTCAATATGGGTATTGGATTCTGTCTAGTTGTACCAGCAGAAGTAGCAGAACGTACACAATGTCTTATTGCTGATACTCCATTTGGTATGCGGTCTTGGATCATTGGAGAAGTAAGAGACCTTTACAACTAACAATAATACTGTTAAACTTAAAGGAGTAGTCTATTTTATATGCTTGCTTCTAAAATTGCAGAGACAATGAACACTCTTGGGTGGGGCAACGATGATAACATCGTTGTAGAGATTGGCGGAACTGTTGTTTCTGGTATTGATCAACCTGAGGGTTATAATAAAAAGTGGTCGTCCCCACTTGGTCACCGTAAGTATAATAAAGATGCTTTCATTGTGATTAAAAACAAATCACGGGATCCTTTTGAGTCTTCCCAACCCTTAGGAAGAGAGCACAAACCTCACCATGCCGCACAGGTAAATAGTACCTCAAAGTAAACAAAATTATGACCTCACCTTCGTTCACAGTCTACTCTAAAAATGGATGTCCTTTCTGTACAAAAGTAATTGCTGCCCTTCAACTTGCTGAACTTACTTTTGTTGAGTATAAACTTGATAGGGATTATAAGAAGAGCGAGTTTTATGCTGAGTTTGGACCAGGTTCTACCTTCCCTCAGGTGTTATCAAATGGACAAAAACTTGGGGGATGTCAAGAAACTGTTAAATACCTGAAAGAAAATAAACTGGTCTGATGGATAACGTAGACTTATATGACATCGTAGAACACGCAATTGATCATGCTTTTCAAGGAAAATATGTGATAAACATGTATCAATACTTAAAAAGTATTCAGGCTACCAAGAGAGACGCAACTGAGTTTATTGAAAGTTCCACTGCAAAGGAAATCAATCTCTTAATATTAGACTTAGATGAATATCTTGAAGGTGGTGCTGATGGAATGCATCAACAACTTCGTGAAGGATATGGTCATATAAGAAAACCAGAGGCACGAAAAATAAGAAAATATCTTTATGGTATACTTGAGGATGCATGGAAGTATGAACAAGAAAAAAGACCAGGACGAAAACGAAAGACCAATAAATAATCGTAACAGTGATCCACCTTTGAATCTCAATCGGGGTGTAGAGTTACTACTTAGAAACAAAAGGAGAAAACCAAACGCGCCCAAAACTTTTGAGATTAAGTTTGGAAGAGTTTTTCCTTTTTTCAAGAAAGAGATTAACTTATTTCTAGACTTTAGTTTAGATGTTAAAACAAAAGAATCTCTAAAAGGGGAGGATTAAAATGTTAGCAGTAACTTTAACGCTATCGACTGTAATTTCTGTGATATTTTTTTTAGTAGGAGGAGTAATCGGATACCTACTTAAAGAATATGTGATCGAAAGAAACTCAACTTTCATACCTACCCATCCCGAAATGTTCGATGAACACGGTCAAATTTTACCAGATGATATTCTTGCTGTAAGATTTGAGAACACCCTTGAAGATTATTCTGAAGGGGAAGAATAAATAACCTAACCTGATTTGAAATACTATGCCTAAGTCACCACTTCCACCTAATCCTTTCATGCATGAGATCCTTGATCATGTTAGTAAGCAGAGAACGGTAACTAAAAAAGTTGAAGTATTGAAAGAGTTTGCAAATGCTGCACTTAAATCTCTTCTTATTTGGAACTTTGATGATACTGTAGTCTCTCTTCTACCTGAAGGAGATGTGCCATATGAGAAGAATGATGTTCCTATTGGTACAGATCACACTTCTTTAAGAAAGGAGTATAGGAATCTCTATCACTTTGTACAAGGAGGTAATCCAAACCTCTCCAAGACTCGTAGAGAATCTATGTTCATTCAGATTCTTGAAGGTCTTCATCCTGCAGAGGCAGATTTGCTTTGTCTCATAAAAGATAAAGCACTTCAATCCAAGTATAAACTTACAAAAGGTGCTGTTGAAACTGCATTCCCAGACATCCAATGGGGAGGTAGGTCTTGAAGATTTATGAGACTAACTGCGACCCAACTTTAGCAGAAGACAAGTTGCTACCTAACAATGCTTTTCTTGTTAAGTATAGTGATAAAGAAGAAATCAAATATGATATTGTAATCTGCTCAAAAAAAGTATCCATCTTTGATCATTACTATGATCAATATAAGAAAGGACTGTTGGATATCACACAAGCTGCTGGAACTGTAAGTCCAAAACTTTGGACTGATCCTAAGCAACCACAACCACAAACTAAATCGAGCAAAAAGAAATGAGTAGTGGATTTGATGTAGACTTTGATATGTCTTCTGATGAGATTAGTGTTCTTATGAAAAAGTATAAGAAGATTAAAAAATATCAGAAGTCTAATCTGTTTACCATTAAGACTATTAACGGCACAGAAAATTATGTTTCTAAAATGATTGAAGAAGCAAAGGAAGAGGGATTTTAACTCCCCTCTTGACTAAATAATGTATGAGGTCTATAATAGACCTGTCGTTCATCTCCTTAGGGAGACGCAAGTAAGTCGCGGAACGGAGCCGTTCATCCCATGTTGGAACTGTTATTCTACACAACACTCACCTGTACTCAAACTGATGCTATTATGCTGAAGATTGAGAACAATGCTAACCTTAATAATCATCTTAAGGTTGAGTTAGTTGAGACCCTAAAGGACTCAGCACCAGAATGTCAGTGGTATTGGGACGCACACGACTGAAGGAACGGGAAAAACGGATCCTGCTTATGCAGAGAAGGTTCAACTTTCACCCAACTTCAGGAGTAAATCAATGACTACAATCACCTATAGAGGACAGCAGTACGACAAAGAGGCATACAAAGCCGCTGTGTTGGAAGAGCAAACTCAAAAGCAAAACCACAATCTAATGTATCGTGGTATTAAAATCGAACGTAAGTTCGCATCTAAGAGTTGATAGTTGCATTGTCCAATAAATGATGCTATTATGGGGACTACCCGACTAGTCCCCATTTTTTATGGAAAAGGATAAACTTAAACTTATCGTCAGGAATTTGAGACTTCTAGTTGATGCTTTGGAGTCTGAAGTTTACTCTGATGTTGAGTCATACAAGCATGATACTAAATACCAAGCACCTATCCTCGATTATGATGAAACATATGATGATGATGGATATCCAGATTAACCATGTATGAAGAATTAAATTCATTACACAAAGAAATTAAACAAGATGAATAATGTAACACTGGTTTCAGTAACACCTGATGCTGAAAAACATATTGCTTACTGTGCTCGTGTAAGTAACCCATCCAATCAAGGTAATGATTCTTTTGATGGATTGCTTAAGTATTGTATTAAGCACAAGCATTGGAGTATCTTTGAGCAGTCATTTATGACTCTTGAAATTGAAACTTCTAGAGCAATCGCAGCTCAAGTGCTGCGTCATCGCTCATTTACTTTCCAAGAATTTTCACAACGCTATGCAGATTCATCTTTGCTAAGTGATAAGATCGTGCTGCCTGAACTGCGTCGTCAGGACACAAAGAATCGTCAGAACTCTACTGACGATCTTGATCCATTTGTTCAACAGAACCTTGAGTTGCAGATGCAGACTTTGTTTGACTCCTCCATGGCACTGTATCAACAGATGCTAGAACGTGGTGTGGCAAAGGAGTGTGCTAGGATGGTGCTTCCCCTCGCCGTAGGAACCCGACTCTACATGAGTGGCTCACTTCGTTCTTGGATGCATTATATTGATTTGAGAGCCTCTAATGGTACTCAGAAAGAACATATGATTATTGCGGAAGGTTGTAAGACAATCTTCTGTGAGCAGTTTCCAATCATTGGTGCTGCTCTAGAATGGGTCTAAATACTACACTGAAGAGGTGATTATGCCGTCATATCCTGTTGTTAACAGCGAAACTGGTGAACAAAAAGAAGTGAAGATGAGCATTCATGACTGGGATCAGTGGAGAGAGGACAATCCAAATTGGTCTCGTGACTATTCTGATCCTTCCACATTCCCTGGAGTTGGAGAGGTTGGTGAGGTTTATGATAAACTGAAAAAATCACATCCTGGATGGAATGATGTTCTTCGCAAAGCATCTAAAGCTCCTGGATCTATAGTAAAACCTATTTGATTGATATGCCCGTTAGAAAAAAGAAAGATAACCCGGTTCCCTTTGGTACGAGCAATCGCACAATGAAAAGGAAAAAACCTATCAATCTTGATTACATTAGAAAGATAGAACCACTTACTGAAAATCAGCAAAGGTTTTTTGAAGAGTACAAGGGAGATCAGAACCTTGTAGCATATGGATGTGCAGGTACAGGTAAGACCTTTATCACCCTCTACAATGCTCTTCTAAATGTATTAGACCCCAGCACACCCTACGATAAAATCTACATCGTAAGGTCGCTTGTACCCACCAGAGAGATTGGTTTTCTCCCTGGAGATCATGAAGATAAGTCCTCTCTTTACCAGATTCCATATAAGAATATGGTAAAGTATATGTTTGAGATGCCTGATGACAATGCGTTTGAAATGCTTTATGCTAACCTCAAGGCACAAGGCACAATCAGTTTCTGGAGTACATCCTTTATTCGTGGAACTACTCTTGATAATGTTATTGTTATTGTTGACGAGTTCCAGAATCTAAACTTCCATGAACTAGACTCTATGATCACCCGTGTTGGTGAGAATAGTAAGATTATGTTCTGTGGTGATGCAACTCAAACTGATTTGATTAAAACAGCAGAGAAAAATGGTATCGTAGATTTCATTCGTATCCTCAAGAACATGCCTTCGTTTAGTATGGTAGAGTTTGAAGCAGAAGACATCTGTAGGAGTGGACTCGTTAAAGAGTATATTATTGCTAAACTTGAACTAGGTATGTAATGTTTAATCATGTTGAAATTGAATATCCATCTCTCAGTAGACAGATGGTTGATGGAGTTAGGTATTATGATACTCCCGATGGACAAAAGTTAGTATCAATCACGTCCATTATTAGTCATTACAATCGAGAAATCTTCATTAACTGGAGAAAGAAAGTTGGTAATGATGAAGCAAATAAGATAACCAAGCAAGCAACTAGCAGGGGCACTGATATGCATACCCTTGCTGAATATTATCTTCGCAATAAAGATCTTCCAACAGTTCAACCACTGTCTGAGTTTCTTTTTAAGCAAGCAAAAGGAGAGATTGATAAAATCGATAACATTCATGCTATCGAACAGTCTTTGTTTAGTTATGAACTGGGTGTTGCTGGCAGTGTAGATTGTATTGCTGAATATGACGGTGAACTTGCGGTCATTGATTTTAAAACATCAAAGAAACCCAAACCTAGAGGATGGGTTGATCATCATTTTGTACAATGTGCAGCATATGCTTGCATGTTATACGAGATGACTGGTATAATGGTAAAGAAGTTTGTCATTATCATGTCGTGTGAAAATGGTGAGACCACAATTTATGAAGAATATGACAAGAAAAAGTACATCCAACTTCTCTCCAAATATATTAGAGAGTTTGTTGAATTTAAACTCCAGGAATATGGTAAGTCCTGACAACAAAGAAATCGAAAATCTAATAGAGACAAAGTTCTATTGCTCTAGAAGGTTTGCGGAAGAGATTGAATCTATTGCTCATACTAATAAAGGTATGAAGTATATTGATGCGATTGTATTCTTTTGCGAGAAAAACAATCTTGATGTAGAATCTATTCCCAAACTTATATCCAAACCACTGAAGGAAAAACTGAAGTGTGAAGCAATTGAACTTAACTTGCTCAAGAAGACTTCTCACGCTAAACTTCCACTATGATATCATCCCAAGATCTCAGACATCATCGAATGCTAGCAGCAATCAGGGAAAATAATATCCCTGAAGATGAACTGAAATACTTGGGAATGATTGATGAATCACATACCTATCTTATAGATGGGAAACATATTGTGAAACTTGAAAACATTATTGACTTTGAAGAAGTAGATGATCCCGAAAGTGACTCCCTTTGATTGCTATAAATCCTACCTTGGATTGAAAAACCATTTTACTAAAGAGAGTTATGATTATCATAGATATGGTGGTAAGTCTCGTGCATCTTTAGATAGTTTTTATAAACGACGTGATAGGTTTTTCTTTGAGAAACTAAGTAGACAGAAGAATGATGAGGAAGTAGTTCAGTTCTTTGTATCTAACTTTGTATCTTGTGATGACCCTCAATCATTATGGATTGGAGAGATTGTCCGTAATGGTGAACAAAACTTTACTGACTGGAAGAAGCGGTTGCAGTCACTAACATATACATTTAAAACAGAAATTGAAAACGTGTTTACAGGTCAGGATTTTGATGCTATGCTGGTGATTGAGGGAACTAAGCACTCCTCAATCATCAAAGAGCACCTTGCTGGGCACCTGTCTTTAGAGTCAATTGTTATCTTGAATAAGATTATTGGATTCAAAGATGACTATGATAAAAAGTTAAAGGATCCTGTATGGAAGTTTCTTTCTATGAGAATATCCAAGTATAATTCCTTTATACATATAGACGTGTTCAAATACAAGAAAATGTTGAAACAAATTATTTGCGGAGGGTTATGAGTTTCTTTAGTTCAAACTTTGTTCAAGAAGAGATGAAAGCAATCACAGAACTTCAAGATAGGATCTATGGAAAAGTTTTCTCTTTTTCTACAATGAATAATGATGACAAACTAGAACATGTTGAACTGCTTGAAGAATTGTTGAACAAACAAAAGATTCTGTATGCTAGGATGACTCTTTCTGATGATCCCGAAGCAAAAGTAATGAAAGATAATATCTTATCTTCTGCTCAACAACTAGGATTCCCTCCTGATGTGGATCTTAATTATGTCTTTTCTAATATGACGAACATCATTGAAAAGATGAAAAAAACTATTAATGAGTCTGCTTGACAAACCACTGAAACTATCTTATAGTTCATGGTTCAAGAGGCTACCCAAACCTCAACAAAGCTACGGGACACAAACCAAATACAACAAATACGGAGTTTATCAAATGAGTTTTTCGGATCTCAAAAAGCAATCTTCTCTAGGTTCTCTTACCAATAAACTGGTAAAGGAAGTAGAAAAGATGAATAACACTGGCGGCAGTAGCGATGACCGTCTGTGGAAACCAGAAATGGATAAGTCTGGTAATGGATATGCCGTTATCCGTTTTCTTCCTGCCCCTGACGGAGAAGATCTCCCTTGGGTAAAACTGTTCTCTCACGCCTTTCAAGGACCTGGCGGTTGGTATATTGAGAACTCGCTGACCACCATTGGTGGTAAGGACCCTATCGGAGAATTGAATAGGGAACTTTGGAACAGCGGAAGCGATAAGGATAAGGAAACTGTCCGTAAGCAAAAGCGTAAGTTGTCTTTCTACGCCAACATCTATGTCGTAAAAGATCCTGCCAATCCTCAGAACGAGGGTGGAGTATTCCTCTATAAGTTCGGCAAGAAGATCTTTGACAAGGTTATGGATGTAATGCAACCTGAGTTTGAAGATGAAACACCCATCAATCCATTTGATTTCTGGGGTGGTGCTAACTTTAAACTGAAACTGCAGAAGAAAGATGGTTACTGGAACTATGATAAGTCAGAGTTCGACCGTCAATCACCTCTTCTTGATGATGATGACGCACTTGAAGCAATCTGGAAGAAGCAGCATTCATTGACTGCCTTCGTTGCTTCTGATCAATTCAAGTCATATGAAGACTTGAAGAAGCGTCTTGATTATGTTTTGGGTACTAAATCCACTCGTACATCAGCACAGCAGGAAGAAACGGAGTATGATAACTACGCAGCAGCAGAACAAAAGGCAGTCAGTGAAGAAGATGTCATGCGAAAGCTTGAAGATTCTTACCAAGCATCAAAGGGTACTGAAACAACAACCACTTCTGATGACGATGATGATCCTATGTCTTACTTTGCAAAACTTGCTGATAGTTGATGAAGTATAACTGAGGTTAATATTCTGAGGGGATAATACCCCTCTTTTTTTGTGCGAAAATCAACTTTTAGTTTCAAAAAAGGTCGGAAAAAATCTCCAGCAATTTTTTGACCCTATTACTTTTTTTCTAATCATAGATTCTAATATTCTCACCCTTAACTAAGTCATCATTAACATATTGTGAGGACTCAGAACTATATCGCATAGCATCTTCAATTTGATCTAGGATAGTAGTAATATATTGAGGTTTAATTAAAAAGATATTTCTTTTATTATCTTGAATCTTGTCTTCATATTGTTGATTAGTAATCCCTTGAGTGATTTTTCCTTTAGTGACTGTGCCTGGAATACTTCTATCATAATATGTTATACTATAGTCAGATGGCACTTCAAGACCTGCAGGAACTAAAACTCTATTACTATTAGTCAGTACTTTTATCGTTTCATAGTGATGTACTTCTGCAAAATTTGATTCAGTATCATACTTGTCTATCATATAGTTGTAGAATGAATCTTGAGACAATGGCCATTCTGTTTCTACATTAAGAATATTGTTTGCTAACAGAACAACCCAATCATAATATGGATTGTCATAATAAGTATAAGCAATTTGATCTGGTCTTTCGTCACCAATAATCTTATACTTGGTAAAGTATGAAAGATCATTAAGTACTTCTGATTTTATTTTAAATCTTTTAAAAATATTTTTGACTTGAACATAGTCATTAATATTCTTAGCACCAGGAATCCTGCTGACGTAATCAAAGTTTGGAAGATACTGGAAGTAAGGATTAGGCATTTTAGTAACTCATGTCGTTAGTGGCATAGTCGATTTCGTCAGCATATATTGGTTCAATCTCTGAGAATGATAGACCAATATCATAAGAAGTCATTGAAGGATTGTTTGGATCATTATAAGTCATGTATGAACCATCAGGTGTATAGTTCACATTAAATGCTGATAAAGCACAAGGTTTAATCTTGTTCATATATGGGTTCTGTTCTTTATTAAACCCACTGATGTATTTAAGTTTAAATACGTTTGGACTTAACAAAAATAGATTTGAAGTAGACCTTTGTGCGGCCATATTTTTCTTAAAGAACTTAATAATCTTTCTAACCATTATTGCTTCATCCGCACTTCTTGGTGTTAGTTTAAAACTAAAACTAAATGTTCTTAACTTAGGTCCATTGAAAAGTAGTTCAAGGTTTGGATTGATAACAGTACCAGTAGTTCTGCCTGTAATATTTGCCTTAACTGCTTGACCTGCAAAATATGCAGCAACAAATGGACCTAAATTTTTATCACCTAATACATTATTAACATCTCCAAAAAACTGGTTTGCTACTCCTTGTAACCTTTCAGCGTTAAATCCTTCTCCTATTCCTTCGATAGCACCAACTGCTGTTTTTCCTAGTA